TCACACCACGTCAGACCGGATGATCCGACCTTTGCTGTCACGCTGAAGATTCAGATGCGACATTGGGCGCCGTACTGGACGTGACATTTCTCTGACTTGCCACTCGTGAACTTTGGTTTTCAGCCATTTGTTGGATCCCCCCATGTATGAACAGTCTGGTTCAGGGAATGGATTGCTGTCGCTCGGTCGCTTACGATAACGCTCCAGTGTTCTGGCGGAGATCCGCAACTGGCAGCAAATTTCGCGGGTGCTCATCAGATCGAAGTCTTCAATTTTTTCGCTCATCATCTCTCCAGTGGCCCCGACCGGGGCCGTTATTGATAATTCGTTATCAGTTAAACCGACCGGGCAGAGTTCTTAGCCGGCGCATGCCTGTCATAGCGGTTGCCACATAACTCTTATGACGGTTGACCACTTCTACCCAGATCTTCACGCCGTCCACGTTCACTGTGTATGTTTCCTTCCTGTCGCTGCGACCATAGTCACCGTATCGTTCAACATGCTTTGCCAGTGCTGCATCACATGCCCGGCGGCCCAATGGCGATTGCTTACTGCGGTTAATTAGTCGCATGATCACCTCACACAAAAACGTCTACAGGGTCACCGGCTGCGCTATTCAGGACAGAAAGGGCGATTTGCTGTACTGCAAGCCTTTGCTCCATTTCCTGTGTTGTGCTCGCCATTCCCTCTTTCTTGTAACGATCAACGCAACGCTTAAGGTGTGCAATTTCCTCAGTTATCGACATGATTAAGTCCTCACGATCATTGCCTTCTGGCAGCTTCACCGTGATGCCTTTTCCCTCCAGTCGCGCCAGCAGTTCATGCAGACACGCCCGCTCGAATTCGTGGTTAATGCTCAGCGTGAAGCCACCGGGCATCGTGTTGATTGCGTGCTCGATCTGCTCGATGCGAGCGCGAACGGTTTCAATGGTTACAGGTTTCATGCTGCCTGCTCCTCAATTCGTTTGAACGCAATGACCCACACCCAAGGATTAGCATCCCAATTTTCTTTCCCATAGATTGACTGCCAGAGGTAGGCGAAGGCATCAGTTGCGTCTGGTTGTGGATTAACACAGCCGCATGGCTCCGGCTCGCCGCAATTGAGGCAACCACCATCAATAATCCCTTCTGCTCGCGCATCCTCTTCGCTGATATCGTTCAACCGCTCCACGCGTACGCCGGTAATCTCCAGAGTTAGACGACTGGCCCAGCGCGGCATGTGAATCGAAGGAACCCATTTACCATACGGACCGTTACCGTCAGCTGCGTAAAGAAGGGCTGAACAACCAGCAGGCTCTTCATGATCAGGAACCGGGCTGAATGTTTCACGCACCCAGATGCGATCGCCGACGTCACCGTATGGGCAATAAAACTGCTTTGAGCGCGCTTTAATTCCACGGGCGTCTTCTTGAGACCAGAAATACATTCCGATCTCATTAGCTATGGACGACTCAATAATGCGTCGCAGGCCAAACTCTGGAGTGTCTGGCTGGACCTTAACGATCCGCCTGGTCTGCGTCTTCCGCCCGTCGAGAATGGCCCGGACCATCTCGCCGTTAAAAATCATTCCGCGTTCAGTCATTCCAGGCCTCCAGCTCGTTCTCGATCTCTTCGTCGATTTCGTCGTTGGTAGCGTCTTCGTCCAGGTAGTCGCGCGCCTCTTTGAGGTATTGTTCCCGGCGTTCGTCATACCAGGCTGAGAACTCAGGCGACCAGCCAATAGTCGTGCCGTCATAGTCAAATTTGGCGTTATTCTCTGCCATACGTTCAATCATGCAGTAGGCAGTGGTCAGCGCCGCTTCGCGGATGTACCCTCGCAGGTCACGCTTGCGCCAGTACGGATTTACTTTCGAATCGCAGAGCGGTTTAAATTCGACTTCCCAGCGGCGAATGCAGCGTGCATTTAATGATTTGCTCATGTCATTACCGGGAGGGCGGACCCTCCCGCCTCCCTTAGCCCACGTATTCCGGTTTCAGATCCCGCAAATTGATGCTGTACCCCTGATACAGATCATCGCCAAGACGAGACTTCAGAAACTCCAGCTTTTTCTCCACATCAGCAAAAGCGGTCGCGGATTCTTCGCTACCCGGTTTGGGTAATTTATTAATGAGGTCTTTGATCTTGTTGTTGGCATTGATTTGGTGGAATCGACCGAGAGCCTTGTTTTTCAGTTCCGTGTAGAGGTTTGCACCCAGTTCATTTTTGACTACATCGATTCGGGAACCGATAGCCTTGGCATCTTCTGCAATTTCGACAGAGTCAATTTGCTGGCGGAATTCTTCGGCGATAATCTCTGCATCAAATCCTTCTGGCTGATCGGCATCCTGACCAGTACGCGGCTCAATTAATGACGAACCAGAAGCGGTTGGAGTGATATCCTTCTCTTTCTGCCAGACCATTTCCGTTCCGCGTTCAAGCATCTCCATAATTTCGGAGTTGTTCGGCAGGCGACGGCAAAGACGATGTGCGGCCGACTTACGCGCCATTGACTCATACCAGTCAACCCATGGGCCTTTGTCGCTGCTTTTGCTGGCGGCGCGGACCTTGTTGATATCATCGATGTTCAGCCACTCATACTGAAGCTCACCGGTTTTCATCTTCGCGTAAGCAAATGCACCGCGCATGGCGCCACGCTCACCCAGGCTTGGTTCGTAGAGAACGTGCTCCCCTTCATCGTCGAGCCAGACGCGGAAGGTGTCATTTTCGTAAACCACGCGGGTTGCTATCACGGAGATCTCGCCAGACTGACGGGCGCGTTTCAGAACGCCATCAATCATCGGCATGTACTGGGCAACTTTCGTCCAGTCACCATTCGCGGTTTTCTTTTTGAAAATGACCAGTGCCGCTTCCCGTCCATCGGGTACCAGACCGTCTTTTGCACACGCAACCAGAGAGTTAATGATTGACTGACCATCGGCAACTCTGAGGTCTTCGCTGTTGGCAATCGCAACAGCGGCTGCATTGGTAAAGCGCTCAAAGGAGACATGCGCCGGTAGCAACGACTGAACCGGAACCAGTTCGCGATCAAGGTTCGCTTTGATATCAATAAGCATATTTGACATGTTGCTTCTCCTTATTCCGCTTCCAGAGCTTCAAGACGACGTTTGTCATAATCGTTCAGTTCGTCGGTGTAGGTTTCGGTGATTGGTGCTGGCCAGATATCGTTTTCCATTGCATCGTAAATCTGGCGCAGGACACGACGGTACTCTTTGCGACCAAGCTCAAGTAACAATTCTGACGCCTCGACGACGGCAACCCAGTGATAACCAGGCTCCTTGTTGACGAATATCCAGGAGAAGCTATCCAACCCGGCAACGTCACAGTACATCGCCGCGCTAAGGTGATAATCGCGGTCAATGATTTCCCTGTGCAGGCGCTCTTTTATGCGGTCCTGACGAACGTTACCGATGCTGATAGTTTTAAGGTCCGCGCAGGTGTTTTCGTTCGCTGTTCTGAGTTCGATATCCGGACGCACCCGGATATTCAGACCTGTTTCTTCATCAATGCCGAAGTAGCTGACCTCAGACTGTCGTCCAGGGTTATTGAGAAGATCGCTGGCGTCGCGGTTGTTGAATATTGCCTGTTGGATGTTTTTGGCTAACGTCAACTGCTCGCTGGTAAGAATGGTTTTTCCAGTCATGCTTTCGCGCCATTGCTGCTCGTATTCATCAGCAAATATTGCGTCTGGATTAACTGCACGGATGGATTCCTGCAGTTCTTCCTTCTTGCCAGTCAGTTTCAGTTGTTCGGCTTTTGGTTTGTCGGCATTGTATTCCCGGATGAACGCTTTGAGCGTATCCGTGTTGGTGAATGCGCCTGCCGGAATGCCGGGAAATATCGCAAATTCATCATCGAATTTTTCAGGCTCAAGAACGAGGGTATGTACCAGACTACCAAAGCTCAGCGCTTCGGTACTTTCACGACTGATCGTTTTATCGATGTGCCGGGAATGAAAGTACATCAGGCTCACTCGTGCGTCTTTTACCATCGTTGAACTGATACCATTCGCGGCATGATAAACGTCGTTCGGCACACCTTCATAACGGCCAGGCTCGAAGTATGACGGCCACTCCGGTGCTGGTTCATCCAGTTGCGTTTCCGGCGCATTTTGTTGCGCTTCTGGTTCAGAATGGTTTACTGAGTCGGCATTTTGGTGCGTTTCAGCCTGACTCTGGTTCAGAATGGCCTGCTCTCCGGCATCTGCTTCTTCACCATTCCCCAGATTACTTTCGCCTGTGTACAGCGCATCACCAGCCTGTTTTTCATCACCGTTAGTTTCTTGAACCTGCACATTGCTGGTGGTCTCCGGATCCTTTTTAGTGCCATGAGTCGAAGAGTTCTTGATTAAAGCGGCAGCGTCAAAAATGCCATCGGCAGCTTTTTCCGGTTGCGTGGTCTGCTGGCTTGTCTCTGTCTTCACCCATTTCGGATCGTTCGGGTCGCTGATTCCTTCAACGTAATCACCACGTGAAGCCGCAAGGATTTTATTTACTTCTTCTGCTGTTACCTTCTGAGGCATTGGCATTGATGAGCGACCGCAGGCGATATCAACGATCATTTCATCCGGGTGAGCGTGGTCGGTTTCAGTCATGACACGATTGAGATACTCGCGATGACGGAAAGGAGATTTAAACAGTTCCTCTGGAGTTGTTTTTACCGTAGCGACATTGCAGGCGCGGGAGTAATCCATCCCACCTGGCATTTCTTCAAACAATTTGCAGGTCGCAATAAATTCATCGAGTACGTTATCTTCCCCTGAGCGGGAGAGATTCATAATGGCGTTGGCTTCAACATCGATCTCGAAGGAAGGGCTGTAAATATCGAACTCTTTGTTACGGGCGATCAGGCCAAGTGCTATTTCATATTCGAGCCCGGTTTTTGTCAGTGGAGTAAGACGGTCAGTCTTATTACCCCCACCGGCGTTCGCGCCAGATGGTGTGCGATTAATTTCAGACACACGATTGCCTTTCACCCATTCTTTAACGAGCAGGCCACGATCGATGTATTCTGTATCAACAAATGCCTGTGCAAAATTCATCATCAAATGCAGGGTGTGTCGTTTGTCCTGCGGGAAAATTCGTTTAAAGGCGTCAGTAAATTTCCACAGGTTTGGAGTATCCAGCTTTTGAATGGCTGGTACGTTATGGCAGGCAAGCAACATGTCCTGGATATAACTGTTACTCATGTCCAGTTCAAGGCGGCTTACTTCGGCGAGCTGTACCGGTGTCACGTGATGTGAGAAGGCATCATCAAGAATGAACTGAGAAAGTATGCGGTGGCGTTCGCTCATTCTGGCGACCGGCTGGTTCATTTCCTTTTCCACTTCCTCCATCAGTTCGCCGTTGACGTTGTAAGCGTAAGCAGGGAGATCTCCAGGCTTTACGGCGTTATCTTCGTTGCCAAAGGTTTCTGTATGGTCTTCCAGCACTTCGCCTGTTTCGGTATCAACACCATCAACGATACGCTGACGGGCGGCGGCAACGGCTTCAGATGATGGAAGTGTCACGCCTGGAATTTGCGCCCAGGTCATGTTGTCGCTGCCGAGCTGGTAGAATTCGCAAAAGGTTAAGCTCAATTCTCCTTCCGGCGGCAGATCGTTAACAACAGGGAAATTAGTAGCGACAGCTTTGAAATAATCTTTCAGCTTTGCGCCAGATTTAATCAGGAGATAATCCAGTGTTGCATTTGCCACTTCAAAATCATCGCTGCACCAGAGAACAGCATCTTTCTGGCCTGATGATTTCTTTGCTTTGCGGACTAAAAATACGGGATTAGTTCCACTCATTGCTTTGTCCTCAATAAATTGTGTAGAATTAATACCGTGTAGATAAGAGGTGCTTTAATGACACCTCTGATTTACCAGGTAGAAATGTCCGGTTCGCTTTGGTCGGTGAGGCCGGACATGGCGGGCCCACTTCGGTGGGCTTTCGCTTAATGAACGGTTCTGAAAACTTTTTCTGAGTAATCGAGTTTGTAGCTGCGGTAGTTACCAAACCCGGCGTTATCGCCATCACTTACTTTCACGGACAGCATTGAAATTGCCTCTACAGCACAGAGAGGGCAGTCGAACTTGCCGAATACATAGCCACCGTCGAGAATGACTGTTACCGCGCCCGTTTCGGATGAATGAATAACGCCTGATACTTTCTTCTCGCAGTTGAATACAGCCACTTCTTTATTCACTGCTTTCAGGTTAATTTCGATTTTTACGATTTCCATAAAATCTCCAGTTATTAAATTAAGGGTGTAAGAAGCCGCGCCAAATTAATGGCGAATTTTTCATTTCATATTTCAGGACTGCTATTTAACTTTCGTGCGCCATCTGGTCGTATTCAGCGCATTGCTTAGAGCAATATTCTTTTTCTTTCTGTGCCAACTGTGAGCCGTTGAGATAGAGCAATACGTTTTTTACTTCCTTGCCTTGCTCAATGGACTTGTTGCAGTAAGCGCATGACCTTTCCTTTTCCACTATTCCCCCTCAGAGATTTACGCCTTCCCCCGCCTGAACTTCATCGGCGCGGATAATTTTCTCAACCGGGTAACAATTGGTGACGCTGCTTTGCTCGCTTGCTGCCGACAGACACTCTCTTTCACTTCCAAAAACACCAATAACAGCTTCCTGGTAATCACCATTCGTCATGGCGATCGTCAGCACTAATGCGTACAAAGTGTTCATTTTCTGCCCACCTTTCTGTTGTCGCCATTTTTCAGAACGCGCCACAGGAAACGCAGTGGAGCAGTAAAAGCATTCCCGCGAACGGCCTGGATGCGTGCTGGCTGACGTGCAAAATCAATCATTTTTACCCTCTGCGATGACTGTTTTTAATGTCATTCCAGTATTGAAAAGTGCATGGAATGTTTGCATCCAGAACTGCCTGCGTGGCCGCAATGATGTTCGAATGCCAGGTTACACAGACAGTTGCGCGTATCTGCACATAACGCAGTGACGGATCCGCCTTATTCATCAACATCCCAGCGCGTGCTGCGTCACTGGAGTTTTCAAAGCTAAAAATTACCTCACTCATGATTTATCCCTCTTCTTGCCGTTATCGCCCGGCTGGCGGAACGTTTGAAACCTGCTGCGCGTTAACTCATCCACCTCATCACCATCTTCATACGCCTGGTGCGGCTACTTCGTGGGCGTCCTGCCTGGGTGGTCGTGTTGCTGTGAATTCATGTTAAGCCTTAGACTTAACTCATGTCAAGCCTGCAACTGAATGCATAGTTAAGTTTTAGGCTTATTTTTTTGACGAATGTACGGGAGTGGAGGATGCTTATGGTCAGATAACCATCAGCGAGGACTATGGATATGGACTACGAAGAAGCCGCGCAGCTGCGCTATCAGGAAATGTGCCGGATTGTGGGTGATGTTGTGTTTGCGATGGTGGCTGAAGGGCATGAAACCAAAAGAGTGGCTATAGCTGACGTGATACGAACGGAGATATCGAAGGGGCTGGATAAGTGGGATGCTGACCAGATTCAGGTTATGGAGCTGGCAGTGAAGTTACTGGAAGAGTAGGATAAAAAAACCGGCGCGGTGGCCGGGCTACTGACGCTGACAATACGGCAATATTTTTTCAATCGCTGATTGAATAATTGAAGGACTATGAAAGTCAGGATCTTTCAACGGGTCACTGACATCAATACTGTTTTGCAGGGAGCGCTGATATTCACTCCAGAGTTCCGAAAGGTGTTTCTTGTTCTTGGTGCTGCTGATATCAATGAACGTATCAATCTCTCGCTGTGATATTGATACATTTCCGCCTCCGGGAAATACTCCATTCTCAATAAGTCGCAATTGCTCTCTTAATTTCTGCCTTATTATATCGCTTATGGCATTGAACTCTTTGCGCTTTTCGCCTTTGATTGCATACCTGTAGCTAAAGTAACCACTTGCAGGAACTGCTGTGATGGATACAATCATTGCAATAGTTGCAACGATGTCGCTATAGCTCATGGAGAAATTCCTATGTCTGGCTCTGATATCCTGGCTACAGTTGCCTTGATTATTTCAGTTACAAACCTCTCCGTAATTCTCTACGGGATATGGCGCTTGCGTGATTAAACCGTTGTGATGATTATTCTCCATCACCCTTAATCCGCCGCCCCATGTACTTGGCGTACAACTCGTCGAGTTCCTTCAAGCGTAGAGATACGATCCGCAACATGTTCTGCTGCTCTTCTTCAGGCAACTGCCGATAGAGCTCAAGAAGACGCTGTTCGTCAGGCTTAAGACCGTCCTTCTCTCCAACATCCTCACCAAGTAGCCAGGGAACTGATACGCCAGCAGCATCAGCTACAGCTAACGCAGATTCTTTGCTAATAACACCTTTTTTGAACCAGCCGTTTACGGATTGCGGAGTAATCCCCGCAACCCTTGCCATGTCAGATTTTGTCATCCCTCGTTGCGTCAACTCTGTCAAACGCTCGATGAGAATCGGGTTAAGTATTTTTTTCTCAGCCATATCAGAAGAATAAGCCTTTTGCTTATAAATTAAAATTCGCTCAGGACTTGATCTTTTATTAAGTCTGAGGCTTAATTTGTTTGTGAATCTAGTGGAGATACTCATGAACGGATTAGAAAAGGCTATTCAGAAAGCTGGCACTGCCAGCAACTTAGCCGCAAAGCTAGGCATTAAACCGATGTCGGTTAGTCGCTGGAAAACACGATACAAGGGCGTCGTGCCAGCCGATCGTGTTTTACCAATTTTCAACGCAACTGGTGTTACCCCTCACGAATTGCGCCCTGATCTGTATCCGAACCCAACGGATGGATTACCGGCGCAGGAAGCGAGGGCGTAACCGTGCATTCAATTTCATTTCAACAAAATACCGGGTTTCCACCCGCAGCGATGATAAATCGCAATCAGCCTGATCCGGCGGATAAGCATGACCAGATCCGTTCTGCCGTTCGTGCGTGGTCGGCATCGCTGGACAACCAGGACGTAGTCGCAGGGATCATCGTTGAAGAATGGGAACGGCAGGGCGGCACCGGGCTGGATTTTCCTGACGACCTGAGCCGTAAGCGGCAGAAGCTTTTCCGCTGGCTGGACAGCGACACCGGATATGCGCGCGAAAACATCCGTCAACTGACTCCGGCGATTCTGGCTGTTTTACCGCTGGAATTTCGTGGGCGCCTAATCGGACATGATTGCTTCATGACGCGTTATGCAGCGATGGAGAAGGAAATCAGCGAGGCAAAACAGGCCGTCATGCTGAATGCGCCAAAGCATCAACTGGTGAAAGAGGTCAGGGAAGGGATTGAGCATCTGCTGAATATGTTGCCGGGTGATGCTGTCGTTCAGGTTCTGAGTGGTATCGCTGCTATGGCGCCGGGTGTCATGTAGGAGGCGTTATGAGTTGGGGAAGTTTTGTTCGTGACCAGGTTGAAAAAACACTGGTGCAGGAAGGTTTCTCTCCCGTAGTCGCCAGGGGGGGGGGCAAGACATGCCGAGGATTTATATAACCGGATGTCGCAGGCAAGCCGTAAAGGAGGAATTTTCGATGATGCGTTACGGCATGGCAGATTGTGGGCGGAAAAGCAGGAATTACCCGCTGACAGGCACGAAAAGAAACGGACTAAACGGGGCAAGCAGCAAGGGCTGTTTTAAATGGGTGAAGACTGTTGTGCGCCAACACAGCCAGTCTTCGGGTGCAAAAACGGGTCGTTATTGCGGAGTCAGTATGTCAAATACCGCTGAAGTTATCAAATTCCCGGCCCCTAAACATGGGCTGCAGGAGAGTCGCATGGCTAATCTGGACAATGGCTTTTTACGTTTAGCCAACCAGATTCAGGATGCCCTGTGTATCGTAGAGCTATCGGGCCGCGAATTCCGCGTGCTGAATGCGATAGTTCGGCTGACTTATGGCTGGTCTAAAAAATCAGATCGTATCGCCAACAGTCTCATAGCCGATAAAACGACGTTGAAGGTTAAGCATGTATCTGAAGCGGTACTCAGCCTTGCCTATCGGAACATTATCGTTCTGCGTCGAATCGGGCAAACAAGATACATTGGGATTAATACCTGTCTGGATAAATGGGCTTACACAAAGCCAAATTGCACCAAATGTCCGGCAGCGTTTCCAGCCGCCGAAGTTGTTCCGTGGGTTATTACCCTCCCAGATTTTATGGATAACCATCCCCAAAAACAGGGACAGGTATCCCCGAAAACAGGGATAACCATCCCTGAAAACGGGGATAGCAATTTTACCCGTTCATCCATCCCTGAAAACGGGGATAACCATCCCCAAAAACAGGGACAGGTATCCCCGAAAACAGGGAACACCAAAGACATTATTCCAAATACAAATATAAAAACAGATCTAACCCCCTCTAATCCCCCAAGGGGGAAGGTGAAGTTTGACCCGCTGACGATTCCCATTCCTGAGTGGCTTGATTCTGTAGCCTGGGTGGAGTGGGTTACCTATCGCCATCAATCTGGCAAAGCTATCAAAACCGAACTGACAGTCACCAAGGCTTTCAAGTTGCTAAAGGCATGTCTGGACGAAGGGCATGACCCGGCCGAGGTGATTAACACCAGTATCGCCAACGGATACCAGGGGCTTTTTAAGCCAAAGTTCGCGATCACCGACCACAAAGCGGGTAGGGATGTGAACCGAATTTCATCCAGCAGGTGTCAGGTCCCCGAGACCCTAATCAGATTTCGGAGCCTGATAAAAAAATCCCATCGGGGTTCAGGGGGTAGCGATGAAAAACATTGTCAGTTCTGGCGGAGCTCTCGAACGCCTGAAAAGAATTATCCCGGCCAGCGTTCAGCCGAAGTTTTCCACCGTTGAAGAGTGGCGAGCATGGCAAGAATCAGAAGGCCGAAAACGTTGTCAGGAACTGGAGAAGCTTAATCAAAAATCCAGAACCGAGAAAATTTTCGGGCGATCCGGCATTCAGGATCTGCATCGCAGCTGCACGTTCGCAAACTATGAAGTTAATGGCGATGGCCAGCGAAAAGCTTTCACGATGGCAAAAAGCTACGCACAGAACTTCGGTGCTGGATTCGCCAGCTTTGTTTTCAGTGGTGGTCCAGGTACCGGAAAGAACCATCTGGCTGCTGCTATTGGCAATCATCTGCTGGCTGGTGGACATAGCGTGCTGGTGGTGACTATCCCTGATCTGATGCTACGGGTGCGTGAGTGCTATGACAGCGGCCAATCGGAAGCGTCACTGTTAGATGACCTCTGCAAAGTCGATTTGCTGGTGCTGGATGAAGTCGGAATTCAGCGTGGCAGCAGCGGCGAGAAAGTCATTCTGAATCAGGTTATCGATCGTCGTCTGTCCTCCATGCGGCCGGTTGGCGTACTGACGAACCTGAACCATGAAGGCCTGCTTGATGCGTTGGGCGCACGGGTTATCGATCGCCTCCAGATGGACGGAGGGATGTGGGTGAATTTTGACTGGGGAAGCTACCGGAAAAACGTTAGCCACCTCCGGATCGTTAAATAATTACCTGGAGGTTTTATGGAAACCGTAATCGATGTTTTAAAAGCTATGGGCAAAGCAACATACCGTGAAGTCGCGGCACGCCTGGAAATCGAACCTGTTGAAGCGCTGAATATGCTTCGCGAACAGCGTGAACAGGGATTGTGTGATTTTTTCGATGGAGGATGGGAAGTAACAGGCGATGCTGACGGAAAGACAAGTATTCGGTCAGCGCCAGCGAAGACTGTACTGCGTGCGAAAAATTCAAACGACACCCCAAAAAAACCGCTGCGCGGTGAGGTTACTGAGCCGATCAAACCTGAGGCAATCGTCGCACTACTAACCGAAAACGGGATCATGGATACCGTAGCGCTGGCGTCGGCTGTCGGACGAGATCCAAGAGGCTTAGCGTCAAATCTATGCCTGATGGCAAAGCGCAGGCACATTAAAAAAATCGGTCAGGGGAAAGGCGTTAAGTGGGGACTTCCTGACGAAACGAAAATTATCCCGGAGCCAGTGTTTGCAGAACTACCGGAAATTGAGATCACGCCGAAAGTTGCGATACCTTCGGCAGGGACCGAAACATTCCTGGAGAGCATCCCTGTACTGAGAAAACCATCTCAGCCAATGCAGATCCCATCACTACGGGAAATCAGCAACCAGATCCGCAAAGTCAAATCCAACCTGCAAGGACTGGAGAAACTCCGTGTAGCCGTTCAGGAAGTTAACAAGCATCGCCGTGCGCTGAGTTTATTCAGTGGGGAGGACTTATGAGCAAGTGGGTTAGGGCAGAAATCATGATCATTCGGCAATGCGCCGGGACCATGACGGTAGAAAACATTGGTCGACTTATTGGCAGAACTGGCGCTGCTGTACGCACTAAAGCTCGCGAGCAGGGCATCAAACTTTATCTGCGCGGTGATCACCATCAGTCAGCCCGGTACCGCCAGCATGATGTTGAATTGGCGAGGGAGTTACATCAGGAGGGCGTCAGCCGCCGGGATATTGCCGAGAAGCTGGAAATGCCGCTCAGCGCGATTAACCAGTATGTCTATTTCGAACGGAGAGTACAGGTATGAGCGATTTCAACATTGAAGAACTGCTGGAACAGTTAGAAAACGCCCAGCGCGAGTTCCGCTCTGCTGATATCACAATGCAGAATCTGGAGGCTAAGTGCGAAAAGTTGGCTGCGGAGAATGCGGGGCTGAAGGAGGCTCTGGAATACGTGATTAACCCCGACAACGCCCCTGAGTACCACAGCTTGGGAATGGGGTGCGGCGTTGAGGATCGCGGTTATCAGCGTGACGGATATTCTGCCTGTGAATACGGGTGGGAATCAGCAATGGAACGCGTTTATTCAGAAGTTATTCCCGACGCCATTCCAGAAACCCCAGCGACCGAAGCTTTCCTGGCTGAAGTGCGGGCGCAGGGTGTGGAGATGTTCGCAACTGAGCTCGGTAATGTTTACCAGCAACTACGGTCAGGTAGCAATCATGCTCATGCCATTAAGTCTGCCGTATTTAGGGCTGTTGAGTTCGCCGCCCTGCTTCGCAAAGGAGTGCAGTCATGAGAAACCTCGACAAACCAATGACAAACCGCGAACTGGTTGATGCAGCTATTGAACTGGCGGGTGAGTTCTATGCGATGCAGGGATATACGCATCGCGCTGGTTTTAAGTATTGGGAATCGCCACACCCACAAGAACAACTGGTTTTCGAAATGGCCTGTCGTGCATTCGAAGTTATTCGCGGCTCAGATGTGATGGACGCTGTAGCTGATTTGGAGGACGAAGAATGAGCAACATCGACAAACAGGCGCTGCGTGAAACAAATTCTAATCCGGTAAAGCGAATCGACATCGGGATAGATGAATACACGTGGCTTCCAATAGAGAAGGCCTGCCCGGAAGGAAAATACGTTCTGCACTCTGATTATCTGGCGCTGCTGGATGATCTGGAAGCCGCAGAGCATACGGCAGCAGTTGACCATGAAGCGGCATGTTCTTTGGTTGAGGAAAACGAGGAAGTAAAACGCAAGTTGACAGCAGCAGAGAAGCGCATAGCAGAACTGGAGGCGCGGACGCTTTCACAGGCTGCAACTGATGTGCTGGCAGAACGCCGCCGCCAGATTACTGCCGAGGGCTGGACGCCGGAGCACGATGACAAGTATCGGCATTCTGAAATGCTATGGGCTGCGTGCTGTTATGTGCTCAATACCATCCAGAAATATAACCGCGTTCCGTTTGACTGGCCGTGGCGTGATGAATGGTGGAAGCCCACCAATCAGCGCCGTGACCTGGTGAAAGCCAATGCCCTGCTGCTGGCTGAAATCGAGCGCATTGATCGCGCCGCTGGCATCGGTGAGGGGGAGTGAGTTATGTGGGTATTAATTATCTGGATGCTTGGCGGCTACAACTGGAATAGCCCCTCAATCGCCGCTCAGGAATTTAACTCAGAATCAGCGTGTCGCGCAGCCTTTGCTGAAGTTAAAAAGATAAACGACGGTGAAATAACTCTTCGTGGCGCATGTACGCCAAAGGACTAACCCATGACCACTATTACCAGAGAACGCCTTGAGTGGCTTTCTAACATTTCTGGCCGTGATGACATTGAAGATATCGGAGGCGATGAAATTCGTGAGCTGGCGCGTATCGCGCTGGCATCGCTGGAGGCTGAGCCGGTGGCGTACACAGAGAAATGCGAAATTACCAACATGCAAGCCACTGGATTATATCTGCGCGGTTTCCCTAATAACTCACAGGGGCGCGATATAGCGCTCTTCACCGCCCCGCCAGCGCCGGTAGTGCCGGAAGAAAAACGCGACGAGGACGGCAATACCACGTCTGAGTTTGACCACGGCTGGAACGCCTGCCGCGCCGCCCTGCTTCAGGGTAGCCAACCTGTAAGTAATCGTGATGAGTTGCCAGAAGAAAAAGGCGCATCGCTCCAACTGCGTAATTTAATCCGGCGGCGCCATGCTGAATGGTCGGAAAAGACCTTCGGCAATGTTGGCCCCATCGGTCCACTGAAACACCTCTCAAAAGAGGCGCTGGAAGCCGCAGCCGAACCTGACGACCTCAGCGAGTGGGCTGATATGCAGTTCCTGTTATGGGACGCCCAGCGTCGCGCCGGTATCAGTGACGGTGAAATCACAGCAGCGATGGAAGAAAAGCTGAAGGTGAATATGGCGCGCCAGTGGCCTGAGCCGAAAGACGGAGAACCGCGTCTACACATCAAATCTGATCAACGGCAGGAGCACATGTGATGGATCAGCTACTGCAATACGCAACCAACCGGATCATTGAGCTGGAAAATCTGCTGCTGGTGAATGTTGAGGTCGCAAATCAGCTCGTTGTGTATGATCGTAAAGTGAGGGCCATTCGAATTCAGGAGGCATGCTCTGATCCTCAAATCAAGCAATGGATCTACATATAGATAATTTTTTTGTTTTTTTCTCAACATATTGACATTTTGGGACGGGCTTGCTCAGTAAGGCCTGCCGAAAATGTCAATCTTATTTTGAATAGCTTGTGACTAATCTCGACTGTTGCCTTTCATCAAAACACAGCTTATTGTCCCTCTCATCAGGTCCTTACGTAGAATTGTAAAACGTTTCTCCAAAAAGACTATATATAATTCTACAGAAACTGTTGAATGGTTTTCAGAATGTGGTTTAATGATATTGTCCAACATCTGGACCAACAGGAGTAGAGGAGATGAATGTAACCCAACTTGGCCGTTTTCTGAGAAAAGTACGTATCGATCGTGGGCAAAGGCTCAACGATATGGCTGAAGAAATGGAAATGAGCGTTGCTCAGCTTTCTGCTATTGAACTCGGTAAAAGAAGTATCTCAGCCAAAGTCAAACAACGGCTGATTACTTTTTACTCAACATTTTGCAGTGGTGAAGAAGAAGTTGGAAGATTAGTTGATGTATCTCAGCCTTCTTTCAAAGAAGAGTTCGAAGATGCCGGTGATTTGCAAAGAGAACTTTTTATCAGTTTCGCCAGAACTTACAAAGCACTACCAGAGGAACAGGCCCAGAAGTGGCTTGATGAACTGAATGAAATAACTTCTAAGAAATAAAGGGTGTAGAGCATGCGGGCTCGTCAAAGAATTTTAGGAAATAAAGTGGCAGCGCTATCAAGCGAAAGCATCATGCAAACTGCGTTAGGGGCTAGATCTCTAATTCAGCGCGTTCTGCAGGATGATGCGCCTTATCTTGACCCGCTGTACTTTTTAGAGCAACTGCATAATGCAGAATTGATTCGCCTAGAGGTAGTTGAGTTCGATGAACTGCCCAATGAGTATGCGGTTACTATACCGTCGGAACGAATCGTTAAGTTAAGAGTTGATACTCATGAATCAGCTTATAAGGGCGAGCCTCACGGTCGCTTCACTGTTGCTCACGAACTGGGGCATTTATTACTACACGCCAATACGGTGCCCCAGTTCGCATTTTCCCAAGCACCATCAAACCATTCGTATGTCGAAGATGTTGAATGGCAGGCAAATGAGTTTGCAGGTTGGCTTTTGGTGGATCCAAATCGAACGGATTTACTTAAGACGCCAAGGGCATGTAGCTTAGCTTTTGGTGTGAGCATTACGACAGCAAGGTATATGCTTGAAAAGATTAAACGACTTTGAGGCTAATCCATATGAATTAACCTCATAGCCGTAACCAAGAATACTGGGGAGTAAGATGCCCTCTCCGTATCCGAAGGTGACGAGTACTTCTAGATGTGGTAATCCGGAGTGTAATCGTTCACCTTCGGCCTGTAAAGGCAGATGAAGTGGTTTACTGAATTTGGCCACCTGAACAGAGGTGATATGCTCACCTCAGAACATTACAGGTGCCTCAATGAAAAAAAGAAATTTCAGCGCAGAGTTTAAACGCGAATCCGCTCAGTTGGTCCTTGATCAGAACTACACCGTTGCAGCTGCGGCCAGTGCTATGGATGTGGGTCTTTCTACCATGACGCGATGGGTAAAGCAGTTGCGGGATGAACGACAGGGCAAAATACCTAAAGCCTCCCCTATAACCCCAGAACAGATTGAAATACGTGAGCTGAAGAAAAAGCTACAACGCATTGAAATGGAAAACGACATATTAAAAAAGGCTACCGCGCTCTTGATGTCAGACTCCCTGAACAGTTCTCGTTAATCGGGAAACTCAGAGCGCAGTATCCTGTGGTCACACTCTGTAACGTGTTCGGAGTTCATCGCAGCAGCTACAAATACTGGGAAAAAAGCCCCGAAAAGCCAGACGGCAGGCGAGCAGTGTTACGCAGTCAGGTTCTGGAGCTGCATAACATCAGCCATGGCTCTGCTGGCGCAAGAAGTATCGCGATTATGGCAACCCTGAGAGGCTTCAGAATGGGACGCTGGCTTGCCGGAAGGCTCATGAAAGAACTGGGTCTGGTGAGTTGTCAGCAGCCTACCCACCGATATAAACGTGGTGGTCATGAACACATCATTATCCCGAATCGCCTTGAGCGACAGTTCGCAGTGACAGAACCTAATCAGGTGTGGTGCGGCGATGTGACGTATATCTGGACAGGCAAGCGTTGGGCTTACCTTGCTGTTGTTCTCGATCTGTTCGCAAGGAAACCGGTGGGTTGGGCAATGTCATTCTCACCGGACAGCAAGCTGACCATCAAAGCGCTGGAAATGGCGTGGGAAGCTCGCGGTAAACCAGCCGGAGTGATGTTCCACAGTGACCAGGGTAGCCACTATACAAGCAGGCAGTTCCGGCAGTTACTGTGGCGTTGCCAGATCAGGCAGAGTATGAGCCGACGTGGAAACTGTTGGGACAACAGCCCGATGGAACGCTTCTTCCGGAGTCTGAAAAACGAGTGGGTGCCAGTGACAGGTTATATAAACTTTAGCGAAGCTGCTCATGCGATCACGGACTATATCGTCGGGTATTACAGCTCGCTAAGGCCGCATGGCTATAACGGTGGGTTACCCCCAAACGAATCGGAAAACCGATACTGGAAAAACTCTAACTCGGTGGCCAGTTTTTGTTGACCACTTCAAGAAAGTGGGATTAAGACAATGACTAGAAATCTTAATGAAGCAGTACCGGAAGGGATGGTAGAAGTTTTTACCCCCTATATCACCGTGAAAGGTAAGCGCGTTTATAAAAAAAATGGTGGGATGTTCCACTTCTTCGCGCCGCCACGAAAGTAAAATTTCCAACCATGTAAAGAGAGCTTCGGCTCTCTTTTTTTATTGTGACACCTAAACCGCCTCCTAAAAGGTGGTGGTTGAAGGACTAGTGTATCGCATCGTTGATATTGGCATGCGCATGCTTCAACCGCACGAGCTCTACCGCGAACAGGGTTTCCCTGACTGGTACATTATCGACCGCGATTATCGTGGCGTGAAATACGCAAAAGACAAACAAGTGGCCCGCTGCGGCAACGCGGTCCCGCCGCCTTTCGCTGAGGCGTTGGTACGTGCCAATTTGCCAGAGTTGTGCCAGGTGAAAGAAATTGCCGCCTAAAAACATCATTCAATTCAACCCGCTACGACGGGTTTTGTTCTTTTCTGCTGACAATAACTTAACAATTTGTGCCCTTAAGACGTTGATCATTTTCTCTCATAGGTATACTGTATAAAAATACAGTATGTGCAATGGAGGCTATTATGAAAGTTGAATTAACCATTGATCGCACTAAAGAACTACCGAAGGGCGCGCTGCCAGCACTGGAGAAAGAGCTGCTGAAGCGCCTTAACCATCAGTATGAGGATTGCAGTCTGATAATCCGTCGTGCAGGTTCTGATGGTTTGAGTGTTTTCGGAGCTGATAAGGACGACAAAAAGAAAATTGAGAAGATCCTCCAGGAAACCTGGGAAAGCACTGACGACTGGTTTTACTAACATTGCGCTTGGGGCTGGCGCGCATTTTTCAGAATACCGCAATTTGCGTATCCCTTTGATGCTGCTGCCGACAATTTTTAACCGCGTCTGTATGTCGCTCAGGGGGATTACGTGGCGGATATAGCTCAATCAGATCTTGCTGATAATTTTCGGGTGACCATAACTGATGGGAAAGGGCGTGAGGTTCTGTCTTTCGGGATCAAAACAGATGACCGGTTTATCATTTCAAACAGGGATGGGGCAGTGACAACCAGAAAATTATCTAAGGATGATCTTTACTGGTCAAAAGACACCATCATGGAAGTCGTCAGGGAAATGACTCCTGGAAATTGACTTATTGCTACATACACAATCATAATTCACTCACTGGCCTGAACAACCAGTAGCCTGACAATTATGCGCCACGGGGAATACCATGGCGCACTTACTACAACTCATCAAGCAGTCCTCAGGAATCCTGATCCCCGCGACGCCGGAGACCAGCGATATTCTGCAATCAAAAATCAAACTCGGCGCTGTGCTGGTGGCTGAGTTTCGTCAGGTGAGGAACCCTGCATTCCATCGCCGCTTCTTTGCGCTCCTGAATCTCGGGTTTGAATACTGGGAACCAACCGGCGGCGCTATTTCTTCGAATGAACGCAAACTCGTTAACGGTTATGCCAGATTCCTTGCCTCATACGGCGGCAATGAAAGCGCTCTGCTGGATGCTGCTGAGCAGTATCTGGAGCAGATCGCCAGCCGGCGTATCACGAACGGCATAAGTCTGTGTAAATCCTTCGACGCTTACCGCGCATGGGTGACCGTCGAAGCCGGGCACTATGACGCAATCCAGTTACCTGATGGAACTCTCCGCAAACATCCCCGTAGTATCGCCTTCGCGAACATGGACGAAAACGAATTCCAGGATCTGTATAAATCTGCTCTGGATGTGCTCTGGCGCTGGATATTGTCCCGCACGTTCAACAGCAGGGAAGAGGCCGAGAATGCCGCCGCCCAGCTTATGAGCTTTGCGGGGTGAGGGTGATGAAATATTCATATTTTCACCACACGGAATGTACCAACGAGCAGGCAGAACGCTTGATTGCAGATTATCGGGCTCGCGGTATCAGGACCGAAAAAAGCCTCAACCCTGATTTCCTTACCTGGACGGTCAGCGTGAAATTGCCGGAGTGCGGACGTCCGGCGCGGACGCCGAGAACCTTCCGACAAAAAGGCTGGGGGTGAGCATGGCTAATCTTCGAAAAGCAGCGCGTGGACGGGAATGCCAGGTGCGTATTCCGGGAGTATGCAACGGCAACCCTGAGACATCTGTGCTGGCCCATATCCGCATCGCCGGGCTATGCGGCACCGGAATCAAACCGCCTGACCTTATTGCCACCATTGCATGCAGCAGCTGCCACGATGAGATCGACCGCCGTACTCACCTGGTTGATGCGGAATATGCGAAGGAGTGTGCGCTGGAGGGGATGGCCCGAACTCAGGTTATCTGGTTGAAGGAGGGCCTCATAAAATCATGACAGTCTACGACATCACGCCGATCGGCAAGCCCAGAATGACTCAGCGCGACAGATGGCACAAACGGCCAGCGACAGCGGCGTACTGGTCATACAAAGCGCAGGTTCGTCTGCTGGGCATCGAGTTACCGGAATCCGGTTATCACATCACATTCGTTATCCCCATGCCCCAAAGCTGGAGCAAGAAGAAGCGAGTCCGACACGCCGGGAAGCCACATCAGCAGAAACCAGACAAGGACAATCTCGAAAAGGCGCTGCTGGATGCAGTGTTTGATGAAGATAGTCACGTCTGGGATGGCCGG